ATACAGAAGTGTATCATAGTGATACAGTATAATATAGATAGTTATGTACAAATAGGAGGACGACTTATGAACTGGACAGCCGCCACTCTTTTAATTGGAACCACAATGACTCTTTTTAGCAGTTGGACCCTCGGAAGCGCACTACCCTAATGGACCACCCACAGCAGAAATTTTCCTAACAACACCTTAAAACTTAATATCAACACAAAGGGGGTTTTAATACCCCCTTTTTGATGCTATAATAGATTTTGACCTTGTGTTTACAATATGCCCTGGTTGAGTTTAGCAATTTTATTTCCAATTGCGGCAGCATTATTCATTCCTTTTCTTCCCGATAAAGACAAAGTGGTTAAGTGGTACTCTCTTGGAGTCACACTAACTGTTTTTCTAATTACTGCTGCTGCATATATTTACGGATATGATCCCTCAGTGAGTGGATTACAAATGTCCGAACGAGTCCAGTGGGTTCCCCAACTGGGTCTCACATGGTCAGTAGGTGTGGATGGTCTTTCGATGCCTCTAATCCTCCTGACAAGTTTTATTACAAGTCTTGCAGCACTTGCTGCATGGCCACTGAAATTCAAACCAAAACTGTTCTACTTCTTACTCCTGATCATGGATGGTGGACAGATCATGGTTTTTGCAGTTCAGGATCTGATCCTGTTCTTCTTGTCATGGGAACTTGAACTTGTTCCTGTCTACCTGATGCTTGCCATCTATGGGGGCAAGAAACGTCAGTATGCTGCGACAAAGTTCATCATCTATACAGCAGGTAGTTCTCTGTTCATCCTCCTTGCAGGACTTGCTATGGGGTTCTGGGCAGGTGGTCCTCCCAACTTTGAGTACACTTATCTTGCACAACAGGGATTCCCTAAGAATTTCCAACTGTGGTGTTATGCTGCATTCTTGATTTCATTTGGTGTCAAACTACCAATTGTGCCTTTGCATACTTGGTTGCCTGATGCACACGGTGAAGCAACTGCACCAGTTCACATGTTGCTTGCGGGTATTCTTTTGAAGATGGGTGGATATGCACTCCTGCGATTCAACTGTCAATTGCTTCCTGAAGCACATGCAGTCTTCGCACCTCTGTTGATTGTCTTTGGTGTAGTGAATATCATCTATGCCGCATTGACCTCATTTGCACAGAGAAATCTCAAACGGAAGATCGCATATAGTTCGATTAGTCACATGGGATTTGTGTTGATTGGGATTGGTAGTTATAGTGCTCTTGGAACCACTGGTGCAATGTTGCAAATGATCAGTCATGGTTTGATTGGTGCATCTCTATTCTTCCTAGTGGGTGCAACATACGATAGGACTCATACTCTTCAGTTGGACGAGATGGGTGGTGTTGGTCAGAACATGAAGGTTATGTTTGCTCTGTGGACAATGTGTTCCATGGCATCTCTTGCCCTCCCAGGCATGAGTGGATTTGTGAGCGAGTTAATGGTCTTTGCTGGATTCGCAACTGATAGTGTATATTCACTTCCGTTTAGAGTCTTTATATGTGCTCTTGCTGGTATTGGAGTAATTTTGACACCAATATATCTTCTTTCTATGTTGCGTGAGATTTTCTATGGAAATCCAAATAAAGAGTTAGTTTCGCATACTAATCTAGTTGATGCAGAACCTCGTGAAATTTATGTCATTAGTGCTCTTCTTGTTCCCATCATTGGGATTGGTCTTTATCCAAAAATTATGACTGATACATATCAAAGTACAGTTAATGCATTGATTGAAAGAGATAAGAGTGCTATTTACCGACCTCATCTTGTACGGTCATATACTCCACCGACTGTCTAAATAAAAATGAATATCGTCGTCGCTGACGCCGAGGGGCAACTGGCAAAATCCAGTTGACGCCCCTCTTTTTTCTTGCTAAAATAATGAAAAACAGAACTGTATGACTAAAAGACAATTTGTAGACAGTAAAGGCAACACTTGGGAATGGGAAGAGACTGAAGAAACTCGCAAAGCCGTAGAGAAACTTCATCGAACTATTAGTGAACTTGAAAAAACCGCACCAGATTATGGAGTTGGAAAATGACCATTAAACTTTTACTTTTGAAATCTGGTGAAGACATCATTGCTGATGTTTCGGAAATGAATGTCGGTCAAGAAGATAATCCTAGAGTTGTTGGATATTTTCTAGATAAACCATGCATCATTAAAATGGGTAATCCTAACATTTTGACTGATGATCCAGAATCAACACTCAAAAAAAGTGGATTTGAAGTTACACTTTTCCCATGGATTCCATTATCTGCAGAGAAAAATATTCCTATCCCTGCTGATTGGTTGGTTACTATGGTAGAACCAACTGCTAAACTCAAAGAAATGTACATCGAAGACGTAGTAAACAATGACAGACAAAACAACCCTGCCGATCAAACTAATATCGACAATGGACGGACTGGTGATGATCAGTCAGATTGAGGAAGTTGGTGCTGATGTTGGAGAACCAGATTGTAAGCTGGTTAAACCATTTCAAGCATCACCTGATGGTACACTCAATCCACTCTTATGGGAGTATACAGACGATCAAGAATTCATGATTAGTTCCGATAAAATTTTTACGATTTCGGAACCTAGAGAATTTCTTCTCGACAAATATAAAGAACTTATTGAATAATGGCACTATCGACAAAAACACTTGAGCATTTGCTAGAATCAGAATCTCATCTGAGGACAGCAATTAAGTATGCTGCAGTAAATGAAAAACCGATGGTTGTAAAGCAACTATCAGATATTCTTCATTCCATGGAACAATGCAAGAAGATTGACGAAATCATGGATATGTTGGAAAATAGAGACCATGGAAGTAGTGGTATGTTTGGTTCTTTTTTTAATGATGACGACGAATGAAGTTTTACACTAATGTTCAACTAATTGGCAATCAAGTTTTAGTTCGTGGAGTAGAAAATGGTAGAAGGTTTGAATTCAGAGATGAATTTTTTCCTACGTTATATGTGAAGAGTAAAAAGAATGCCAAATATAGAACATTGAGTGGAGACTCTGTAGAAGAAGTTCATCCAGGCACAGTACGTGATTGTAGAGAATTCTACAAAAAGTATGAAGGTGTTGATGGATTTGAGATCTATGGAAACGATAGGTATATCTATCAGTATATTTCTGAGAAGTATCCTGAAGATGAAATCAAGTTTGACATCAGTCAGATCAAATTAGTAACTCTTGATATTGAGACCACTGCTGAATACGGATTCCCTGATGTTGAATCTGCTCAGGAAGAAATTCTTGCGATTACAATTCAGGATT